CTTCTAGTATAAGAATATCATCTGTAATAGTGGAGTCATCTAGCGTTCCACTTTCTAACTGAATACCTCCACCAATAACACTTACAAAACCAGTTGATGTTTCTACATCTGTATCAGCTGAGGCTGCAGTAAATGTAAGAACATCACCAGCTTCATATCCCGAACCAACATCATCAACAATTACTTCACTAACACTACCAGTTTTAATTCCATCAACAAGTATTTCAGCAAAGTTATTACCAATTGCTTCCATTTCAAGTTCTTCGTTATTACTATAAAGAATACCATCATTTACAACTGAAGCTGAAGCAACAATTCCAAAAAGAGTAAAGTTAACATTAACATCTCTTGTTGTGGAAAGTGCAGTAAGAGTTTCACCATCTGTAAATGTGCCGTCTATATTTGCAATTTCAAGTTCAGTAACAGCATCATTAAAAGTTTCACTACCAACAGTACTTGTTTGTTGAGAAACAACTGAACTTACAACAATTGCTGTTGCACCAGAAGTACCTCCTGTAAGTAGTTGATTAACAACTTCTTCACCTTCAACACCAGAATTAGCTACAACTCTTATGATTGTTTTATTTTCCCACTTACCAGCAGAAGGTCGTAACATATGTTCAGTTGGATAAAATACTTCAGCATTTTCACCAAGTAACATACGCATGAAAAGTTTATGACCTTCAGATGTACCTTTAGCTGCATAGAGGTCTTTAATATTTTTTATAAGTCTACGTTTATCAAGACTTGATACCAGATTGTCTGGTATAGAAACCATAAACTGATCTCTCATTTGATCTAAGAAATCATATAATGTATTATCTACATTTGCATATTCCAACATCTGTTGAATGTTTTGAATTGGGTTTCCACGATACTCATCAATTGTACCAGTAGAATTAGACGTACCACCAGTAATGGTTTCTCCAGTTTCAAATCTTTGTTGTCCACTAACATATAAGTATGCATTTCTAGAATCATCAACAAGGACTGTTGCAGTTGCTTTAGAAGTTCCGCCAGTTACAATTTCTCCTACAACAAATAGACCAGTAGTACCTTCACCAATTTCAGTTACAATTCTATCACCGTCTTCATTTAAAATATAGTTAACTGTGTTAGTTTCTTGCGAAACATAATTCATTACATTAGTGAGAGTGAGTCTACCAGCTTCTAAAAATTTGAAATAGTCTTTTACAAAATCAACAAATATTGGATGATCTGATTGTACAAAATCAGGTACTTGCCCCTCAATAAGAGGAGAAACTTTATTTGTAAATTTTGTTATTTTTTCTGACATTTATCAATAAGCCGATGAACTAGGTGTAGATGATGTTGTTGAAACTGTAGTAGTAGAAGTTGAACCAGTTTGAGTTGTTGTATATCCTAATCCTGTAGTTGATGCGGCATCAACAGAACCACTAATACTTGTATTAACTAAATCTAATTCTATTATTTGATTTCTTACAGGAACTACATCATACGAACTTGGTATAACAGTTACACGGATTCTAGTAGATAGCGTTCCGTCTACAGGAGAAATTCCTGTTATATTAACAGAACCAAGAGTAATTGTTCCATTTGTATAATCTACCGTACCAGCTAAACTGTTTAAATAAATTCTTGTTAGGCCTGACAAACTATAAATTCTAAGATTACCAACACCATCGTCATCAATAAAATATTCTGTTGTTCCATCATCCAAGTAAAATCCTGTGGAAGCAACAATTCCACCAGCAGCTTCATTATGACCAGAGTGTGGATAATAAAAAGGATTTGCAAAATTAAAAATTTTAGAAGCAGATGTTCCAAGTGTTGGTGTATAATATTGTGCCATTGTAACTGTAGTTGTGTTATTCATTATTGAACTATCTGAGTTATCAATTAGTCCTAATAATTCAGAATGTCTAAATGGTTTATTAAACGATTGTAAATTATTAGTATTATAATCAGTAATAGTTGTGTTTACTTTAGATGACAAATCTGTTGCGGTTAAAGTTGTTGATGAGGAATCATATTGAAAAGTAATCCCTAAAATAAGAAAAGTAGTTTCTGCATCAACGATAACAGGAGTAACAGATGAAACTTTATATGGTGCTAGTGCGGCTACTAAATTTGTTTTTTGTACAGTAGTTAATGATTGGCCAGTAGTAGACTTAATTGAAATAAACACTTTACCGTATTCTGGAGTTGAACTTACTCCAGTACTTGAATCATAACTTCCATCTTCTCCGCCCCAAACAGAAACTGCTTGTGTATTTGCAAATAATTTTTTAACATATACTTCGTAGTCTTTTGTGGAAACTGCTCTACCTTGAGATGCATAATCTAGAGGAGCTTTTAGTTTAATAGAAGACATACCTTCTGGTTCTGCACCACCAGCAGCTGCAGAAATTGTAGTTACTGTAATACTAGTTGTATTATCAATAGCTGAAGGCGAAGAAAATGCAAATGAGCCATTTGCCATTGTTTTGTTTGTTATAACATATTGCAAAGAAACAATATTACCATCTGATAATGATTGACTTATAACACCATCTCCAAAATATACTTCAAATCTACCAGCTTCAACTTCTTGTAAAAAGTAAACTTTACTTTCTGTATTTAATTGAGTTATGTCAGTAGCCAATGTATAAGTTGTTGTGGTAGTATCGGAAACTGAATTTTGAACTTTAACAGTAAGTGTAGAAGTGTCTGATCTCGCATCAGTTAATATAAATCTCTGATTTACATCAGAAGTATCTACAATATATTTTGTAGTTGTGTATGTTCCTTCATAAATTTTTGTATTATCAAATGGAACAGCATTACCTGTATTTGAAGATGTAACAGCTGCAATAGTTACAAATTGATAAGTAACATCATCTACTGTTGTAGTAAATGCTGTGCCTGCGGGCATTGTTTTTGATGCATCTGTAGTAGACAAACTAATATTAATTGTTGCTACTGGAGCTCTTGCAGATGTAATTTGATATCCTAAAGCTTTAGCATGAGATGCTACACTTGACCTAAGAGATGCACTATCTAAGAACATTTCATTTGCAACCATGTTTGCGTTGTAAGCAAGATAGTGAGTATTGTACGCAAGTGTGTCAAGAAGTATATTCATTCCAGAACCTTCAAAATCATAATCTTTAAATTGTGTTTGTGCTTTGAGGTATGTTTTTAAATTTATTTTAATATCATCAAAGTCAAGTTCAGTAACTCTGAGTCTTTTATTATTAACGGCCATTATCGTAATCTCTCTAATAGTACTGACATATCAACCAGTTCTGTTGGTGTATTCACAACATAAAATTCTATTTTAACTTCATATGCATTACGATCATAATCTGGAATAGGTGTAACGGATTGTAATACTGCTCTTGGTTCATAGTTATTAATTACATCTTCTATTTTTCTTGCAATCATCATTGATGTAATTGGTGTCATTAATTCAAACAACATTTCTCTAATTCCAGATGCTATTTCTGGGTGAAAAGGTTTTTCATAATGATTGAGTTGTACAAGATTTCGTATTGATCGTTTGACAGCTTGAATGTCAGTAACTATACCGACATCATTGTCAGATGAACGCTTACCAAAAAACAAATCTAAATCCGTATATTGTCTAGTATTTCGTTCTGAATCATTATTCAGTTGTGCGTCATATATCGCCATATCATACGGACTCCTATCCCTTTTTATTATTTATAAGAATTAATTTAATTAAAGTGCATATCCTAAACTCTTAAATGTTGATTTTGCCCAACCATATTGTGATCTTCTACTTCCTGTTGGGCCCCATTGACGAACTCCACCAATATCCAAGTGTACAAAATTTGCGCCAGAGGTAGATGGGAAATAAGTTCCAATACCTTGTATTCCTGCTTCAGATGCTTTTTGAATAAAGTCTAATCTTTGGGCCTTTGTTGTATTGTTCATTAAGACATCACACGCAAGGCCTTCTTGGTGTTTACTTTTCTTTGCACCACCGACTTGTGCATTATATGATGGAGAACGATATGCACTTGTGATTGTTAATGTAGCACCATATGCCTTTGCAAGGTCTTCAAGAGCTTGACCTAGAACTGGACTAATCCGTGTGTCAGTATGTGATAAGAAAGTTAATCTATCTTCTGTGTTATATCCATTAATTGATGTATACGGTTTGAAATCAGATTGACCACTATAATTTTTAGCTAATTGTGCCTCAGTCAAATCTGGGTTTTCTGCAGCCTCAGTTTTTATTACACCAACTTGAGCAGTAGTTGGTGATTTTCCACCACCATATCCATCTCCGTATTCTATACCTTCATTGATGTCTGGGTCAACTCCAGCTGCTGTCTCTGTATCTCTACCTTCTAAAATTGCATCTGCGTAAGTCTTATCAATATCAAGATTAGAAAATCCATACGCATTTTTTACAGTTGCTACTGGATCTTCATCTATAGTTAAATTGTCTGTTGCTTCTAAAAGAGTTGGTTCAGTAATCGTTGGAGCAGTAGTACCAATAAACACTGTCGTAGAACCAGACTCTATTTTATCTGTACCAGCAGAGTTAACATCAAAGTGGCCACCAGTACCAGCATCACCAGTGTCTGCTGGGTCATCAACACGAGCAGCACCTTTTGTACCTTGATTGAGATTAATATTAGCACTATCCATTGCTATAGATGTTATAGAGTCAATATCAAAGGTTGGTGTGTTAATAGCAATACTACCAATAATAGTATTATCGTTTGGATTTGTTCCAACATCTAAATCATACGCACCAGTTATATTTGTTTGTAATCCTTGTACGAAAGTTTGAGTTACTTTATCTTTGACAGAAGTTGTAAGAGTGCTACCATATATTTCTGAAACTGCACCATCTACAGAAACTGTCTTAGTTCCATTTTTAATAATTTGTGTAACTGAGCCAGTAGTAAGACCTTCACATAAAATAGTTTCTTTCTTATTGCCTTTGACATAAACTTCCATGTCTCCATCAACCTGTAAGTTATAGTCACCTTTAACATAGGTATTACAGTTTGACTCAACCGTAAGATTTACAGTACCACCAACATATGCATAATCAGAACCAGCTACAATGTGATATCCATCACCTACAATTTTTATAGTTCTATTTCCGCCACCGTCTATTTCGTAGAATGTGCCTGTTCTGTGATATTCGTGTATTCTTTCTTTTTTACTTGTGTCATCATATTCACGAATATGCCCACTCTCTGATTCATAAACATGGTTCTTAGGATACTCTGCTTCATACGCAGAAGTAGGTTGTGCAAAAGGAGAACCACCAGCTACTGGAATATAAACATAGTTTGCTTGATCTGTTGCTTTGTCAGTAAGCATTGTATGTTGGTTTATCGGAGTCCCCTCATCAAGATTTTCAACATTAGTAATTGATGCTTTGTCATTTCTTGCAAGACGATTTGTGTCACTTTCATCTAAGTCGTGGCCAGATTTAGCAGTTGATGTGTCTGCCCCTGCACTACTTTGTGGATAAACACTATGGTAATAATCAAAACTATTTTCATCTTCACTTCTACGATTAGGATCATTAAATCCAACTTCGGGCGTGCCTTCTCTATTTGGTACGCCAGGCAAAGAACCCATGATGACAGGTTGTTGCTTCATGTCAGCGTCCATAAAGAAACCTACAACCCAGCTTCCCTCAACAAGAAAAGAAGGAGTGTTTCCCATACCTTGCATAGAAGGATCGGTAACAGGGTGCATGACATGAGCCCAAGGTAACGCATCTGTGGGTAATAGTTTTCGGTCTTCAGTATGATGTCCTAGACAACGTACACGAACACGACCTAATTTAGATGGATCGTTTACACGATCCTCAACGACTCCAACGAACCAGACGAATCCGTCTAGTCCCATAAAATGTATTGGTGCTGGCATATAAATAGACTCCTTACAAAGTTATTTATAAGGAGTCTGGGTAATCAAATACGCTACTTCTGGTCTATTGCTCCTCAGAGAGTGAACTCACTTATATAAAATATAAGTACCAGTACCTTTCGGTATCGAACGCTATAAGATATGATCTACTATTGTACAAAAGACGATTACTGTAAGAAGTATTCCATAATACCATGTCACAGCTCTCGTCCAAAAATCGGGGATTTCTTGGGCTTCTTTTCTCATCTACGCTTTCCTGTCATATCGTCCTTTACTTCACTTGAACTTAATACTTGATAGTTACCTTTATTATAGGCTTGACCTATGACATGATTTCCTGTATTTATGTGCGTTGGTTTCTTCGGACACGGACTCCAATCCTTATCGTGAATACTCACAGTCAAAAACGGCTCAGAAACAGGTTGGTCGGAACGATAGGATTTGAACCTATGACCCTCTGCTCCCAAAGCAGATGCGCTACCAGACTGCGCTACGCTCCGTTTCTTCTCTGTACCAATTCCCATACTCTTGAGAAACTTATCGTGCTTTCTCTGAGCCTCTTGCATACTCTTAGAGATTTTTCGCGATTTTTTTCGCTTGCGGCTATGAACCGTAGTCGTATAGTAAATAGGAAGTAAATGCATACCACTCATTACAGCTGCATCCACATCAAGAGTGTCATTGCACACATTCCAAGAACTATCGTAAATAATATCACATCATCATTTGGTTTTCTAGGGTCTTTCATTTCCCAATCTCCATACACATTCAATTTGTTTCTCAGGCTGTACAAACTCTAACATACACCTATCATAAGGATGTTGCTTCACGTTTAACGCACGACCAACGCCCCATAAGCATATAAACACAGCAAACGCTGCTAAAAGTATTCTATTTATCATCACGAGTCTTGGAATAATCAATCCAACCCCCTATTGTTTTGCGTAGAGCTCGTAGCTCTCGTAATAAAAGACCACCACCCATAACCATCATTACGAGTAGTGTCCAAATCATATATTCAAAGGTAAATAGTATATCCATCATAGTCTCCATAGTTAATTCTCTTTCATTTCATGTACGAGTTTCTTTGCTTCCTCAACTCTCTCAGTCATTGCTTCACTTAATCCACCAATGATACCAAGAACTCTATCTAGCTTGATTTCTATTGTCTTGAGCTCATCATTCTGTGATGCTTCAAAGGGAGTCTGTTTTCTTACCATTTAAAGACTCCACGACGGCCATTCTTTGACAGGTTTCTCTTCAGCCATATAGAAAGTAATCTGCTCGCTTCCTATGTTTAACACCATAGATATCTTACCGTTCTCTAGAGTTATATTATTCTTTTCCATTTCTTCTTCAATTATTCGCTGAGAGTTAATACCAACACGCTTAAGAAACTTTCGTATCTGACGACTATTCTCTTCATCAATCTCTGGAAAGGGTAGAGGTATTTGTGGTGTTTCATTCATATTCACTTCTTTCTTATATTTTCATTTCCCAGCCAAACACTATTCCATAATTTCTATGACCTATTGTTTCGTATGCTGGTGTAATAAACAACTGTCCAATTTTATATCTAATCATTGGAATTACATTCTTATATTCATATCCTGTTACGAGTCCTAGTTCTAATCTACTATTCTCACTTATTTCATATTCCCTACCTACATATACACTTACTTCACTTTCAGAGTTATAATATAGTCCTGTTATATAGCTATTCGTAGTACATCTTATATGAGGGTGTATAGTATTATAACTCTTATCTAAACCTATATGTGCAGATAGAGCTAGAAATAAACCTATACAAGTGTTCATCCTTCTCCTGGCTTCCATTCTTTTTCATAGAAGTAATTTGCACCTTTTGCAAGTTTCCATAATCCTGTGTATTCTTTTGATTCGATTACTAATCCCCATATAGACATCTCTGACTGATACTCATAGAAGAACGGTGCTTCCGACTTGAGATCAGGGTTCTTAGAGAATACAAAATGAAACCAGTCAGCAGTATGCAGACCTATGTCTTTACTCTCTCTGAGTGTCTCTAGCATTGCTTTATGTAAGGGTTTCATACCTTGCGTTGTTCCTGTTTCGAGCCCCCTAGCCAGTTT